CTCTACCTATGGAACCAGTCGACCAACTGTCCCGCCCCTCATCGCGTCGCTATGTATCTCGGCGCTCGTGGTATATCCTCGCGTGAGTGTTTTACGGTTTCCCGGATGAACACCGCCAGGAAGAATTTCTTCAAGGATGTAGTGCTCCGCATCGGGGACACCGGGGCGTAGGTCTAAAATTTTTGGGGGTGTTTTATGTACAAGAAGAAGTTGCCTAATTCCGGAGCAACTGCCCTACCGCGCACGTTCGACGACCTGAAGCCCTGGGAGGGCAACCCGCGCACGATCGCGCCGGACAACGATGCGCGCCTCGCGCGCTCGCTCGCGGTCTACGGCGACCTCGCCAATATCACCTACAACCGCGTGACCGGCCACCTCGTCGGCGGCCACCAGCGCGTGCGCAACCTCAAGCAGCAGCACGGCCAGCTCGCGCTCGTAGCGGCGGACGGTAGACCTGCGTCTGAGCTTAAGCGCGACGAGGGCGTCGACTACCTGTACGTCGAGACGCCGACGGGCGAGCGCTTCCCCGTGCGCGTCGTAGCGTGGTCGCCCGAGAAGGAGCGCGCGGCGAACGTCGCGGCGAACTCCACGGACGTAACGGGGCAGTTCGACTGGGAGGCGCTCTCGCAGTTGCTCCAGTCGGCGAAAGTTGACGATGACCTCGACGCGTTCATGTTAGCGGAGGGGACGACGCAGCCGCTCCTACTCGCCGGCTGGGATAAAGATGACGCGGGAGATGTAAATGATCCCGAGTTCGGCGGCACAAAACAGGAGTTTGGGGAGCACAAAAAGATAGAGTTTACGTGCGAGCAGTGGAGGCGCGTAGCCTCCTGCATGGAGCAGTGTCCCGGGGACAGCGAAGAGGATAATGCTGCCGCCATCGTGCGCTTATGCGAGGCGGCGGTGCAGGAAGTCGAGTGACCACGTATTACTTTTGCGCCTCCGGGTACGCGTCGCAATTCGCGACGCGTACCCAATTAGGGAAACCGCGACTCGCGGTACTGTTGACGTACGCCTACCCAAAGGACGTACAGGTGGTCGTGAATTCCACGGGTGTATTCCGGGAGTGGGTACTCGACTCCGGGGCCTATAGTGTAGCATCCTCCGGCAAGGTTATTGATCTCGATAAGTTCATTGAAGATTGCGCGTGTTTGCGCGGAAGCTCTGGGTTACGGGGAATTTTTGCGCTGGACGTGATAGGGGATCACAAAGCCTCGCGCGTGAACGCCGACAAGATGTGGGGGGCGGGGATCCCGGCTATCCCGACCTATCACTTCGGCTCTCCGGTACAAGCTCTGCGCGACCTCGCCAAAGACTTCCCGCGCATCGCGCTTGGTGGGGCGGCTCGTCTTCCGATTGTTACGCGCAAGAAGTGGGCGAAGGCGTGCTTCAAGGAGGTGTGGCCCAAACGCGTACACGGTTTAGGATTTGGCGCCCGTGCGCTCCTGGAGTCGATACCGTTCGACTCGGTGGACGCGACGACGTGGGTTACTACGACACAAAAATATGGGGTGTGGACGGGATTATTCGGGCGCCTTCCCCCGACGAGCGGAATTACGATTGATGGAATGGAAGGTATGATCCAGCGTCTTTTATCTATTGAGGCGCAGGCAAAAGTTCGATGGCGTGGTATACTTCGTGAGGCGCACGAAGAGTTTACGGCGCACGAGCTGGCGCACCTCGACTCCGAATTTTATAATGGAGCAGTCTCGGAGGTATTAGGATGAAGTCCGTCGTCATATTCTCCGGTGGTATGGACAGCGCGACTGCGCTGTACCGTGAGTGCGAGGATCGATGGACAGCCGATGGTGCTAGTGGCGTACTCGCGCTCAGTTTCGATTACGGACAGAGGCACCGTAAGGAGCTAGAGTTTGCCTCTGCGCTGTGCAAGTCGATCGGAATCGAGCACGCCGTCGTCGATTTGCGTTCCCTCGCGTCCTTACTCCCCGGAAATGCGCTGACGGGGGACGTGCCCGTACCACATGGGCATTACGCCGCCCCGACGATGATCAAGACAGTGGTCCCGAACCGCAACGCGATTATGCTGTCCGTGGCGTTTGCGGTCGCCGCGGCGAATGGGGCTACTCGCGTCGTGACGGGAGTCCACGCCGGGGATCATGCGATTTACCCGGACTGCCGCCCGGAGTTCGTCGAGACGTTCGCGCTTATGGAGAGCCTTTCCTTGTCGGGGGTCGCTATGGTCGAACTCGTCACGCCTTTCGTGCGCGTGACGAAGACGGACATCGTTCGAGAAGGGCACCGTCTCGGCGTGCCGTGGGCGTCTACGTGGTCGTGCTACGAAGGTGGGGAGCTTCACTGCGGTCAATGCGGTACGTGCGTCGAGCGTCGCGAGGCGTTCCGTGACGCGGGTGTCGTCGACCCGACGGAGTACGCGGTGTGATTGTCGTAATCTCATGCGGGTCGAAAAAATTAGACCGGCCAGCTCCTGCCGGGGAGTTGTACATCGGGTCCTTGTTCCGGCAAGCTAAGTCTGCCGCGTTACGCGTAGTAGATGCGTCGCGGGTCTTTGTACTCTCGGGGAAGTACTGACTTGTACCACTTAATAAAGTTATAGCGCCGTACGAGCAAACTATTGATGGTGCCGGTGCGGTAACCTTGGACTTGCTACGTCGGCAGGTTAAGACGCTCGGTCTCGGTAACGTGGATAGAGTCGTTGCGCTCTGCGGGAAACGATACGCTGCGCGCGTCGAGGCGTTGTGGCCAGGAAAGACGGAGACCCCGCTATTCGGCGTTGGTGGTTTAGGTAAGCAGATGGCGTTCTTGAAACGCTACGGAGTTCGATGATGGCCGTACCTAAAATTTCACGCCGCCTTACCTTCTGCGCGGGCCATCGTGTTGTGGGGCACGAGGGGAAATGCCGCAACCTTCACGGGCATAACTACGTCGTCTACGTTAAGGCGCGCGCGCAGCAGCTCGACAGTGTCGGTCGCGTGATCGACTTCTCGGTGCTCAAGGAGAAGGTCGGTGGCTGGATCAACGAGCGGTGGGACCACAAGTTCGTCCTCTGGCAGGAGGACGAGGTCGGCATCGAGGCGGTACGCCGCGGCAACGGGGCGACCGTTGATGCCGTATTCCTGCTCCCGTCGAACCCGACCGCGGAGAACCTAGCGACTTACTTACTTCACGTAGTGTGCCCGTCCGTACTTTACGGTACTGGCGTCGAAGTGTTCCGCGTTATAGTCGAGGAGACGGAGAACTGCTCGGCGGAGGCGTGCCTGTGAAGACGTACCGCGTTAACGAGATTTTCTACAGCGTGCAGGGGGAGGGCGTGCGCGCCGGGACGCCTAACGTCTTCGTGCGGTTGTCAGGGTGCAACTTGCAATGCGCGATGGAGTCGGGGCCGAAGTCGCCGGGTGGATTCGACTGTGACACCGAGTTCGTTAGCGGTCGCGACATGACCGCGGACGAAATATTCGAGGAAGCGGTACGCGTAGGCGGTAAGTGCATCAACGTCATATTTACCGGGGGGGAACCACTCCTACAACTTGACGCAGAGCTGTGTCGTAAGTTCCTCATGTGGGAGCGGTGCGTCGAGACGAACGGGACGATCCAGATTACCGACCAGGAACTTGAGTGGGTCACGGTGTCGCCGAAGGTCGCCGAGCACGCGATCAGGCAGCATACCGCGAGCGAGGTGAAGTACGTACGTGGTTACGGGCAGGCGATCCCGAAGACGCGGGTCGGGGCCGATCACTGCCTCATCTCCCCGGCGTTCGACGGCGGCGTTCTGCTGCCGCGTACCGTAGATTGGTGCGTTAACCTCGTAAAGGAGAACCCGGAGTGGCGCCTGAGCCTACAGACGCACAAGTTCATCGCGGCGCGATAACGACACGCGTCACCTGGGACGATGTGCTGCTTGCCGCGGCGAAACTCGCGGACTTAAACCGCGGCGCGCGCGTGTACGGTATCCCCCGTGGTGGGGCTATCGTTGCCTCCATGATGGTCGCCGGAGGGGAGGTGGAGTTGGCGGACTCCCCGGAGGCGGCGACGCTCATCGTGGACGACCTCGTAGACAGTGGTGCCACGCGCGCTCGCTATGCGGACGCGTACCCGGATACGGAGTTCGTCGCGCTGTACGACAAGCAGCAGGATGACGCCGAGTACGGGTGGATCGTCTTCCCGTGGGAGGAGCGCGACGAGTCATCTGGGCCCGAGGAGAATGTTAGGCGGCTGATCGAGTTCGTCGGGGAGAACCCGGACCGATCGGGTCTCACCGACACACCGCGCCGCGTAGTGAAGGCGTGGTCGGAGATGACGCGCGGGTACGCGGAGGACCCCGCGGCGATCTTGTCGCGCGTGTTCGACGAGTCCTCGGACGAGATGATCCTCGTGCGCGACGTTCGGTTCACGTCGCTGTGCGAGCACCACGTCCTCCCGTTCACCGGGGTGGCGCACGTCGCCTACATACCGGACAAGAAGGTAGTGGGTCTGAGCAAGATTCCGCGCCTCGTCGACTGCTACGCTCGTAGGTTGCAGATACAGGAGCGCCTCACGCGGCAGATCGGGGAGGCGATAGAGGCGCACCTCTGCGTGCTCGGCGTAGGCGTGATCGTCGCGGCGTCGCACGCGTGTATGGCGTGTCGCGGTGTGCACAAGCCGGAGGCGTCTATGGTCACGTCGTACCTGTCCGGGTCCCTGCGCGACGACGCGCGGGCACGGGCGGAGTTGTTCTCCTTGATCGGGTGCGGGAGGTAGTCGATGCCGACAAAGTCGATCCACGCTCAGCTCCTCGCCACCGAGGACGGTGCGCGCAGTCTCGCCGTGTACGAGCAGCGCGACGACGGCGGGCGTGTGCTGCTACACGCGGGCGGCCCGTTCGTCGATCAGTGGGAGGCGCACGACGCGGCGATCGAGCAGGCGGCGCGGTTCGAGCGCGCGTACGGGAGGCCGTCGTACATCTGCGACTACGCGCACGCGCCGGTGGTCGAGCTGGCCCGCGTCGCGTTCGAGCGCGCGTCGCGAAAGGCGCGCTCACGGGATTGACACGCCCTCGCCCGTCGTGGTACTCTCCGCTCACTAGATTAGACAATCCCACCGCAGCCAAGCGGCATACGTCCCGACTGGCCCCGCCGAGAACCCAACCCGCAGCCTCGGCGGGGCCACCCTATTCTGGTTAGACTTTACGCGCACGTCGTGGTAGAGTGCGTGCCGTTGAGGCGCACCGCATCGGGGCATCGCGCATGGGCAAGCAGCACGACGACCGCACAACTCTCGGCGACCGCTACCGCAGGAAGCGGGCACGCATCGAGCGCGCTCGCCCGGACATCGTTCACTCCCCGCGCGTGCAGGAGGCCATCCGGCGGGCCGCAGAGGAGGCGCTTGCACGCGTCGAGTCCGTGTCGTCAGACGCGGGGGTCGAGGTCGGCATCTGCTCCGCCAAGGGCTTCGTCTCGTCCTCCGGTGAGTCGGTGCTATTCGAGGCCGCGCGCGATCAGTTCTTCTCCATGAACCCAGGCGGCAACTATAGTACGCTCGCGCTCAAGTCGTCGCGCGACGATGAGGCGATCAGCAGCCAGGCACTCTCGTCGTCGGTCGAGAACAGGTTCCGGTTCGACGAGACGATAGACCCGCCGTGGGACTTCAACGTGATGCAGGGGCTGCTCGCGACCAGCTCGATGCACGCGAGCGCCGTGGAGACGAAGTCGTCCGACTACGCCTACTCGGGGTGGCAGCTAGAAGTACGCCGGGAGGTCTCAAAGCTGATCGAAGACGGGGCGATCAGCGAGGACGACGTTGACGAGGCGCGCGAGGAGGCGATGAACTTCCTGTCCACGTGCGCGGACGGAAACCCGATAGAGGACGTATGCCGCGATGCGGCCATCGAGTACGAGGCCCTGGGTACGTGCGGTATAGAGGCGATCAGGACGCGCGGCGGGTTACTCGCCCGGTTGAAGTCGATCCCATTCCGCACGATGCGGTTCTTGCACCCGGAATGCGACGCCGCGAAGAACGGGGCGCGCCTTCGCCAGCAGCGCGGGGACGTGAAGCGCTACTTCCGGCAGTTCGGCGACTCCGTGCGGTACAAGAATTCTTTCGACCCGATGACCGCCCCGATCACCTCGTTCCCGGTCGGCGTCGAGGCCCGCCGCGCCGCCGTGCAGTGGCAGGCGTCGCAGGTCAACGCGCGCACGAGTGAGAAGGCGCCGTTCAATATCAAGTCGATGGCGACCGAGGTGTACGTACTACCGCGCCGCCCGTTCACGATGAGCGACATATACGGGACGCCCGCGGGCGTGCAGGCGTTGTCGGCGATGCTCGCGCTCCGCAAGATCGAGGAGTACAACCTACAGTACTTCGAGGCGAAGGGGATACCGCAGTACGCCATCGTCATCAAGGGGCTGAAGAAGCAGAAGCCCGGAGCGCCGCAGCGCGTGGGCAACGCGGGCGGGGAGCCGCGCGAGGTAGACGACGTGTCGCGCCTCACGGAGCTGATCACCAAGTTCTTCACGACGCACATCAAGCAGTCGGATCGAAGCGTCCTCGTCATGCGGCTGTTCGGGGAGGCGGAGGTCGAGTTCAAGCGATTGTCCGCCGAGCAGATCGACGCCTCCTTCTCCCAGTATGAGCAGCGCATGAAGGAGGACATCCGCATGTCGCACCGGATGCCACCAGCCTCACTGGGCATCAACGAGGAGAAGGCGAACATCGGGTCTGGGCGAGACACCACGCAGCTCCGGCGCTACCGCGACCACATCGTCGTACCGGGGCAGCGGCAGTTCGCGGCGATGGTGAATACGTTCTTGCGCGCCGGGTTGCTCATCCCGTACTTCAGCTTCAAGTTCAACCCGATCGACATCGAGGAGGAGCGTGACTTGCGCGACTTCTTCCTGGAGATGTTCAAGGCGGGCGGCATGACCGTGGACGAGTTCCGCGTCATCGCGCCGGGAGAGTTCAAGCCTCTGGGCGAGTCGGGTGGTGGAAATATACGGCAGTTCCCGCCGGGGGCGTCGCTCGTCGGGGCTACCGGAGATGCGGCGGTCGACATGCTCAATCGCGCGGTGGATAAGAACGAGCAGCTCGCGAAGATGATCGGTGCGGCGCTGCGTAAGGCGGGGTACGTCGCGCCTGACGTGAACGGGAAGAAAAAGCGCCGTCGCCTGTGGCCGCGTGCGGCGTCGATGAACGGGGGGCACGATGATGCGACAGAGTAGCAGGTGGGCGACGATCTACTGGCGCGCACTCGGGTTGATGGCGCTGGCGGCTGGTGTACTCACGCTGGTGACCGCCGGTGACTACGTTGTCGGGGTCTTGCGCGGTGGCGACGAAGCAGAGCCCTACGTAGTCCGGCGCGCCAGAGAGGACGCTGCGCGGGTCGTAGTCGACTACGCCGTCGGGCAGCTCGCGCAGTACGAGACTGCGTACCGCAACGCGCAGGTATCGCTGCTTGTCCGGGACTTCAACGAGGCTGTCGCGCGGGCCGGGGAGCAGTACGAACCGCAGCTCAGGGACCAACTACGTGCGGCGATAGGGCAGCTCGACTCCGGCCTGCTCCAGCAGCGGGCGGCGATCGCGGATCAACTTCGAGTACGCGCGAACAGGCTCGTGCTCGACGCGCAGGTGATAGACGCGCTTCGCGACGGTGGTGCGCCGGAAACCGCCCTGGAGGCCGTCCCCGCGAGGTAGGTGCTATTCGACTCTCGTTGTGGTATGCTCCTGGGCGACGTAGTACGAGGGTCTCTATCGTAGGGGGTGAGATACCATGAACAACTTCTTCGACTTCGGGTTCAGCAGCAAGACGTTCCTCGGCGGGATACTGTTCCTACTGCCGACGATCGCGACGCTCCTCGGGTACGACATGACCTCCGAGGTAGCGGAGGCGTCGGCCACTGTACCGGCCCAGGTCGGCGACGTGGTGCAGTCGCTCGGCGTACTGCTCGCGTCGCTCGGCATTCGCACGGCGATCCACCGCAGCGGCGTGGGCCAGCTTCCGTGAGGTAACTCCCCGGCGGCGTGCGCCGTCGGGCTGCGCATCTTCAACGTGGAGGATAGAGCTATGCTCCGTTACTTGAGCGCCGCTCTCTTGATGACAGTCGCGCCGGTACTCCTTCTCTCGGTGGCGTTGTCCCAGAGTGGGTGCAGTACGACCAAGGAGATCAGAGAGACGATCCAGCAAGACCCGGAGCACGCGCCGGAGAATCGTGCGTACTTCGCCCACAGGTTTCTCGAAGCGATCGTCGTCGAGTTGTCCGCCGTCGTACAGGATCAGAGTACGCCGCGAGAGGTGGCAGACGCGATCAAGGGAGCGCTTCCTGCCGCCGGTGTCGTCGCCGACGCGCTCAAGGAGGCGCGCGCGAGATACATCCTGCTGAAGGCCGACCTTGAGGCCGTCGAGGCGCAGGGTCTCCCGCAGGACACGCAACGGCTCGCGCAGTTGCAGGCTTACCTACAGTCCATGATCGACGCGATGAACGCAGCAGACCGCGAGCGCTCGTCGCTGGAGACTAGGTTTGAGCGTCGCGTGGTCATAGTACCGTCGCGGGAGTCTACCGTTGCTCACGGCGCATCCCGCGCGGCCGCGTAGTCAAGGGTAAACATACGCGGCGCACGCCGCAACGAGGAGGTGTGAGATGTTCCTTACTTTCTTGGCCCCGATACTCGGGTTGGCGACTTCTCTGGCCGGGTCCGTTACGGGGCAGAGGACGGCGACGCACTACATCGGGCTGGTAGCGAACCTGCTCCTGCGGGGCACGCAGTCCGGGTTGAACGTGAACGCGGAGCTGAAGGTGATCCTGGAGGAGATGCAGCGCTTCGTCGCGGAGGGACGATCCGCGACGAACGAGGAGATGGAGGCGTCGAGCCGTCGTCTCCACGACGCCATCGCCGCTGCGCTCGCGCACGACACGAGCACGCACCCGTCCGTCTCTCCGGGCTCCGACTGAGTATTTAGTTCCTCTCGCGGGGACGCCCAGGGGGTCCGATGGGGGGTCTAACCAAGGTCTAGTCCGCCCCGTCGTGGGCGTCCCCGCGTCCTACCTCCTATCCGGGGAGTGAATTCGTCGTGTCGTGCAACGGTCGAGTCGGCAGCCCGTACGCCGGGCAAGACTTGTATGAGCAGGCGCTGCGCGAGATCGCCGTTAATCTGAACTACGTCTCCGCGATCGGCGGGTTCCGCGTCTCCAACAAGGCGGGGACGGCGATCAACGAGTGGAGCGCGTTGTCTACGCCTACGGGGCACGGGATGTTCGGCGTGTTCGTCTCCGACAACGTGGTGTACGTCGGCGACGGCACGGCCTCCGGCGGGTTCTCCACGCAGACCGCGTTCGCCGTTCGCCGCTTCACGCTCGACGGCACGCTGCTGGGAGTGACCACGATACCGTTCGGGCCGGGAGCCGGGAAGCTACAGGGCGGCACAGAGCTCTGCGTCGACTCCAGCGGCGTCATCCACATCATGGACGGCGTGAACGGGGACATCCGCGCGTTCGACGTAGACGGCAACCACGTCGTCACCTACGGCAGCGGCTACGCTACCTCAGCGTGCCTCAGCTACAACCCGGCCAACGACCGCGTCTACGCGGGGACGGGTACTGGCGTCATGTCCGTGTACACGCCCGCTGGCGTCCTGATCGCGTCCCGCTCGTCCTACACGCTGGACAACGGCGGGGCCGCGATGGGCCTCGCGAGCGTGAGCTTCGCCGTCTCCGGAAACACGGTTTGGATGGGGTCGGTGACGAAGAACATCTGGATATACGATGCCGGCCTCTCTGCGGCGTACATCAGTACGTTCACCGGTCTGAGCGCGTCCGGCGGTAACGGCGACATCGTCGGTAACTCCCGCATGGTCGTCGACTTCGCGAACCAGGTCTACTTCGGGACGAGCCAGGATAAGATCGTCCGCTGCGACCTAAACGGAACGTTCCAGTCGGCGTTCGCGGGTAACGGAAGCGGGCTCGGGTTATTCTCTCTCGTCGGGCATGTACATGTCTTGACCAACGGGCAGATACTCGTCGGCGACGTGGTGGACAAGACGGTGACTCGGTTCCACCAGTCGATCGTGTTCCTCGACGTTCACTTCTGCCCGCTGCGCAAGTACTCCGCGACGAACGAGTGTTCCGTCGGGCCGATCTCCCGGATCGTCCCGTGGGGGTTCAACGCGGACGGTGTGCTCGCGCCGACGCCGGGGGTGATGAACGTACCGATCCCGCGGACGATACTCGGCTCCGGGCGATACCAGGCGCCGCTGCACGTGCTCGTCCTGCGCGATCTCCGGCAGTGCTGCGACGAGATCGCGGACAGCGAGCAAATGGTGCACCCTGGGACATTGCGAACCATCAAGCGCGACTGGGCGACGGTCGACGACCTATACTACTCGGCCATCGGCCACGACTCCGAACTGCGCGAGGCCGTGCAGGGGTCGAAGCAGTACTCGTGGCAGAGGACGCTCGGGAGGATCGCAGCCCTGCGTCCGAACCCGGCGGACTTCATCGAACTGAAGTTGATGACGGAGTACCTGCGCAAGAGCGCGCAGGCGATGGTGGGGAGGGCGTAGTGGCCGAGTCTCGATACGACCGGGCGTTCGCCTCGATACGTCGCGTGGTCGACTACGATCGCGAGGAGGCCGAGCGCGTCAATCGGTTCTTCGTAGTCAACGCGCCGCTCCTGTCCGGGCATCGGGAGCAGATCGTCGCCAAGACTCGCGGCGCGCTCCGCGACGTGTATGCGCGAGATGCGCGCAGGCTCTCCGAGTCCATGCAGCGAACGGGGCTGGGGGACTTCCTCTCGACGGAGGTGAGCAGGCTCGTCTCGTCGCTTCGCCTCCTCGGGGAGCCGGAGCGCACCACGCGCGCTCGCGTGCGACGCGCGCTGCGAGAGGACGCGACGGCGACGGTGCGCATCGAGGACGCGTTGCGGCAGGCGGCGGACGTGATCGGCGACTTCGGGGAGGGCGCGGAGAATGTTCTTCGTACCGCGCGCGGCCTGTTCGTTGAGTCCGGGGCCGCGTTCGTGCGCAGGCAGGTGGACGCGGGTAGGCGCGGCGTCGTGTTTGAGGAGCTGGCGCGCTCGCTGTCTACCCCGACGCTCAAAGCGTTCACCAGCGACGACGAGGTACTGGTCGACGAGGCGTTCGGGCGCGTACCGAAGGAACTCGCAGACGCCATAGCGAATAGGTCGAATCGCATTACGTCAGTAAGACTGACTGACCAGATGTTTGAGGTGCTGCGCGAGATCATCCGGGAGGCGATGTACGAGAACGCGGGGGGAGCGCTCGGGGGCAGGGACATCGCGAACATCATCGCGGATCGCTTCGGCGGGCTGTTGGGGGACGACCTAGACGAGATCGAGCGCCGCGCGGAGCTGTGGGCGCGTACGGAGGGGGCCGTCGCGCAGAACGACGCACTGCTCAGCGTGGGCGTAGACGCGGGGATGGACGGGAAGATATGGCAGAACGTCGGAGACGGCCTAGTACGCACGTTCGAGACCTCTGACGGTGACCACGTGATTAACGACGCAGACGGTATCATCGCGCTGAACGAGACATTCAGCGACGGTAGTACCGACGGTGGGTCTGGGAGCGTTAGTCCCTATAATTGCCGGTGCGCCGTTGGCCCGGCGCTCCTGGAAGACGCACGTAGGGGGAGGCGAGACTAGGAGTGCGCTTGACTAGCGGCATACTTGTCGGTATCCTCTGCCGTTGAGGCACGTAGGGGGAACTGCGATGCGAGTGGAGTACGTGCAGGGCACGTCCCTGTTCTCCGTCAAGTCGCTCCCGGTCAAGGGGGCGAAGTCGACCGACTTCTTCGTCAAGGGCTTCGCGAGCATCCGCGGCGTAGATCGCCACGGCGAGGACTTGTCCCCGCGTGCGTTCGATGTGACCACCTTCATGCGCAATCCGCAGTTGTGGCTCAACCACGAGTTGTTCCCCACCGCGCGCGGGATCATGGCACCCATCGGACGTGTCGAGCAGATGAACGTCGCGCGCGTGGAGGAGATCAGCGAGGGCGCCGCGCGCCTCGTCGACGTGTTCACCGAGGAGACGATCGAGGAGAGCGTCTCGATGAGCGACTTCCTCGTGAAGGACGGTGACGAGGGAGTGTGGGTGGTCGCTCGCGTCATGGAGCCGGAGGTGATCGCGTTCGTCAGCGATGGGAGGCTCAACGCCTTCTCGTGGTCAGGGACGATCATCCGCCGCCCGGATGGGAAGCTACTTAAGATCGACGTGCGCGAAGTGAGCCTGGTATTCCTTCCGGCGAATGCGCGCGCGTTGTTCGTCGTCGGCAAGGACGCGATGCCGCGCAGCTCCGTATACCTCGTGCGCGACGGCGTCGTGTTCCCGATGGAGAAGTCCGCGCAACTCCGCGACGACAAGACGGGCCCTGGGTACTTGTTCTTGCTGCGCTCTGCGCACGGCAACACGCACGTACTCGAACCATCGGGAGCGCTGAAGTCGGACGACGCCGCGCGCGCGGTCGGGGAGCAGTACGCGCGCGATGTGTACGAGGTCGCGGTACTGAAGAATCAATGGAAGTCGACTACGGACGGGTACCGAGCCTACGCGCTCGTTCACTTCGTCGAGGGGGCCAGCGGCGGCGCGCTCGATACAGTACTGGCCGCTGCCAAGGCGGACTACGACGAGACGCCTTGGCCGACGGACTACGTAGACTCGCTGCCGGATTCGGCGTTTGCCTACGTGTGTGAGACGGATGGGCGCAGATATTTCCCGTTCGTTGATGCTGACGGGAAGGTAGACGCGGACGCACTAAAGCGTTCAATTCGGCAAGCACTACTGTCCCCGTTCGCCGCCAAGGCGGTGCCGGTACTTCATACTGCGGCGACGGAACTGGGCATAGCAGACTGGTTGACCGGGGGAGAGAAGTCCCCACTGACGCAGGAGGAGCAGCGCCTCCTCGGCGTGTACGGTGAACCCGTAGACACGACGAAGGGAGGTGACGAAGATATGACCACGCAGGAACTACTCAAGCAGATTCAGGAGGGGATGACTGCCATCACCGGGCGCCTCGACGCGATCGAGAAGACGCGCAAGGAGGCGACGGACGGCCAGCCTGCCGATGGCGATACAGCCTCGACGGCAACAGCGCCCCCGGCGCAGCCGACCGTCGCGCCTCCGCAGCCCGCCGCGCAGGCGAGCGAGGAGGAGGACGACGAGGCGGCGGAGAAGGCCCTCACCGACCTGCTCACGACCGTTCTCGGCAGCGTCAACGCGCTCAGCGACCGCGTGAAGCGACTCGAAGATACGCCCGCGCAGAGCCAGCAGGCCGACGACGCGAGCGTGGAGTCCGCCAAGAGCGTGAAGGCGCAGATCGACGAGCGCATGAAGGGGATGACGCCGGAGCAGCGCAAGCAGGTGAGCCTTCGCGCGTTCAGTCGCCAGTTCGAGAGGGCGAACAAGGAGATGCGGGCGCTCGTGGGAGCTGCCGCAGACGAAGAGTAACATGACCGCGACGGCTCTTCGGGCCTCGCGACGATCCAAAAATCTGACAAGAGAAGGAGGTGAGTAACTAATGACTGGACTAACAGCACAGCAGCGCGCGATCGCCGAAGAGCTGGGCATCCTGGTGCAGAACTCTATCGCCCAGACCCAGAAGGCGGCGACGCCGATCACGACGACGCAGCTTCAGGATGCGGCCGGTGTCGGCCTGAATCAGGAGATACCGTCGGAGTTCATCGACCTCGTCGTGGACGAGTCCGTTCTGCTCAAGCGCGCTCGCGGGTATCGCACGCGCTTCCGCACGGGCGACCTGGCGAAGCTCGACGTGCAGCGCTACATCACCGAGTCGGCGGAGGAGAACGGAACGTCGACGGAGACGCGCGCGCACACGCCTGGCAGCGTTCACTACCTCAACCGCAAGATTCGGTCGCAGTACGACATCACCGGAGAGGCGGAGGAGGACAACATCGAGGGGCCGAGCGGAGTCAACACGATCCTCGCGGCGCTGATGAAGCAGGTCGCGAACGACATCGAGACGTTGGGCATCGAGGGAGACGAGTCCGTCGTCGGTTCCGACGACTACTCGCGCCTCGTGCGCTCGAACGACGGCTGGCACGTACTGACCAGCGCGGGTACCGGAACGCACATCAAGAACGCCGGGGCCAAGCAGGTCAGTTGGAAGCTGCTCAGCGATATGGTGAAGATGCTGCCGACCCGCTACCGCGGAGGTAACTGGCAGTCTCGCTACGCGTTTGTCATGTCGCCGAACACGCACATCTGCCTGCTCGATGAGTTCATTAATCGGGAGACCGGCGTCGGTGACGCCATCTGGGGTGGTGGAGCGAACGGGCTTCGCCCGCTCGGCATCCCCCTCGTGGAGGTGCCGCTGATCCCGGAGAACCTCACCGTCACTGGTACGGACTCGACGGGTACGTTCATCTGGCTCGTGGATTTGCGTAACTTCATCTACGTGATCCAGCGCGCGATCCGCATGCACCGCGAGTTCATCCCGCGCTACGACCGCATGGAGTTCACCGTGTTCCAGCGGTGTGACTTCATCATCGAGAACACGGACGCGATCGTGAAGGCCACGAACGTCCTGGTTGACCCGGCTGCCGCGCGCTACGGCGCGTAGTGCATCGACGAGTTCGGGGTAGGGCAAGTAAAAGAACGTCTCGTCTGCGCCGTCTACGCGGCCCTGACGACCACGATGAGGATGAATCTCGCATGCCTGATCAATCTATATTTATTCTCCGGCGCGTGGAGTCGTACAGTCGCGCGGGTATCCTCTTTACGCGCGACGAGCGCGCGGTCGTAGACGACCCGGCCCTCGCGGAGTTTCTTCGTGGTACTGGAAAGTTCGAGGAGGTGCCGTGCTCTTCGACTGGCGAGGGCGATTCCGTACTGATCAACGACACTGATGGGGGCGCATTCATTACCAGGGTTCCGACTGGCGTGCTGCGCGTAAGCAAGAACGTACTCGACTTCGACGACCTCTCCAGTAAATCAATCCTCCTCAAGCGTAACGGCGGGATCGGTGACGTAGTGTTCGTCCTGACCACCGCGCGCGCTATCAAGGATAAATTTCCTACGTGCAGACTCGTGTTGTCTGTCCGCGATGCCTTGATCCCGTTCGTGGGAATGTTCCGGTTCGTGGACGAGGCGATCACTGTCGACCAGGCGTCGAAGTACGACTACATCCGGGACTTCGACTACGTTCTTCCGTTCGACGGGGTGATAGAAGACAGGCCACGCGACGACGTGGACTATTTCGAGGCGCACTTTCGCGTCCTCGGGGACGGGTGGAACCCGCCGGACGTGTTCGCCCCGATGGCGCTGGCGCCGTCGCTGCTCGACCAGGAGCAGGCGGACGAGGCGCTGCACAAGTGCGGCGTAGGTGACGAGCCGTTCGTGCTCGTGGTCGCTGGTACGTCCAACCCGCTGAAGACGATGCACGTCGCCCAGGTGGAGAAGGTGGTGGGCGCGATCGCCGCCGCCCGCTCGCGCGTAGTCGTCGCGTGCACCGCGAGAGACCGCGCGCCGGATTTGACCGAGTACGCGGGGTGGGCATCGTGCGTGCACGACCTGCCGCTGACTACGGTCGCCGCGCTCGTCAGGCGGGCGTCCGTCGTGCTCGGTGGGGATACTGGCATCGTGCAGCTTGCCGCGGCCGCCAGGGTGCCGACTGTGTCCTACTGGGGCCCAACGAGCCCGGAGTACTCGATGCGCCACTACCCAGGACTGCGGCGCGCGATTCAGGCTAAGGTGTCGTGTTCCCCCTGCCTACACCTGCGCGCTGCGTTCTGCGACAAGCTGTCCAGCTCGGTACCCGCGTGCATGCGTATGGTGGAGGTGGACGAGATCGCGCGCGCCGTAGGGGACGCACTCACCGAGGCGCTTGCTGTGAAGGAGAGCCAGGTAGACGACGCGCTAGCAGACGGCGACGCCCGCGTCCTGTCCCCGCAGGAGGCCGAACGCCTGGTACACGGAGCGCGCATACCTGTAGCAGTGATGCTCGACGCGGCGCACACGTACACGGGCGGCGGGTTCTATACCTGGTCGCTGTGCGTGGCGCTCGCGAACAAGCGCGCGGACGTGTTCTGCTACGTGGACTCGCCAGACCCAGTGTACCTGCGTGGGGAGACGAAGCTGCCGCGCGGCCTGCGCGTAGTCTATGACCCGTCGTTGCGCTCGTGGAGTACGTCCCCGTCTGCGCGGCTGCCGTTCAAGGCCGTCGTGGGCACGCCACCGAACCACGGGACGAGCGCGTGCGCGGTGAGCGGGGCGAAGAGCGTCCTGCTCGTGTACGAGACGCCAGCCTACATACGCGCGCACCGAGACGGCCTCGACGGGGAGGAGTCGTACTGGAGCGACTACAAGCGCGCGCTGATCCACTGCGACTACGTGCTCGCGATCTCCCGCGTGGTGAAGTCGAGTCTGGCCGAGTGGGTGCCGGAGACGAAGGGGAAGACGCGCGTGTTCTACCCGGCCGTCCGCTCGGACGCAGCAGAGGGCGTCGTGCCGGGCCTGGACGACATGGAGAGTGCGTTCGCGGGGAGGAAGACGGAGGTAGTGATGATCGCCCGGTGCAGCGCCAGGTACAAGGCGATGCGCGAGACGGCGCAGCACCTCCTAGATACAGTGGCTCCGGCACAGGCGTTCGACGACGCCCCGTTCGTCCTGCACGTCGTAGGAGAAGGTGCGCGGAGGCTGTGCGCCTCGTTGCGTCTGCCGGACGTGGAGAACGTCGAGGTCCGCGCGCACGAGGACTTACCCGAGCGCGACAAGTGGGCGCTCCTGGCGCGCGCGAAGCTGCTCGTTCATCCGTCCACGTTCGAGGGCTACGGCGTGCCCGTCGCGGAGGCGATCTGGTCCGGCGTGCCCGTCGTGTGTCGCCCGCTGGAGGTGTTCAAGGAGGCGTTTAAGGGCTATCCCGCGTACTACACAGAGGACGCGGAGCTGACGCGCCTCGCGCTCGCGACACTAGACTCGTGGGAGGACGAGACGCGCTCAGACCTACTGGCGCACCTGCGCGCCGCCAAGAAGCACCTCCAGAGCGCGGGGACGATGCCGCGCATGGGGCTGCGCGCGGCTATGCTGCTGGAAGACGTACTCGGGAAGGACGACTACGAGCGCGCCCAGGTCTCACAGGCGGCGAACGCGACGGGAGACGGGCCGCCGCGTGTAGCCGTCGTCAGTTCGTGGAATACACGCTGCGGCATCGCGGAGACGACTCGTGAGTGGCTCAGCGAGGCGAAGTTCCCGTACAAAGTGTTCGCGCCGCATGAGGGGGCCAAGGACGCGCTCATCACCCCGGACGGGCCGGAGGTGGTGCGCTGCTGGGACCGCGCGTTTCAGTCGTACGCCGA